AAATGAATATATCTGACCGCTAGTTGAAATACCAGCATAATCAGTTTGATCATTTGTAGTAGTATAATTTAGAGATCTATCTCTAAAATACTTCATAACTTGAGTCTCTTTATCATATGAAGCAACATAAGCACGGGCTTTTTGAGGATCACCATTAGAATCCGCAATATCCTGTGTTATTTCCTCACCAATAGTTGGAGTACCACTAACATTTTTAAATTTAAAAGCGTGTAAAGATGAGAAAGTCGTTCCAGTAAAAGTATTGGCAGTTCCAACTTCAGTTGGATTCTTTACAATACCTACTTGTGCAAACTTTGTATCTGTTGGAAAATCTTTTGTGGAATCATCAAATCTAGCATATATCAATACCTTATCTGTTCCCAATTCAGTGTAGATATCGTAACCATGACCAAGAGATGGTGGAATTATAGGAACTAATTTTGCCCGTTGGTTTGATGGATGTTGGGTATCTTGTAAAGCACCTAAATCCACAACACCATAACTATAACCTTTACCACCAGAACTTACAGTAACATCCTTAACTACACCAGAGACAATATCAACTCTTGCCTTTCCATCTTCACCATCACCAATAATTTTAACCTCTTGTCCTAATCCATCAGCATATTTACCACCTGCATTATCAATATAGATATGCTTAATTTGATTATTATTTACAGTGGAATCACCATTTTCTCGTATACTTCTAATCTGAGCATCAGTACTAGTTGCCCAACCATTAGGAACAGTAATATACTCTGTAGAATCAAATTTAAGTATATCTGATGGAGATACTGTATACATATATTTCCAAATATAACCATCTCCACTAGTACCAGCTCTAGAAGGTTCTAAATCGGTAAATGTTGGTTCGTCTTGAGAAATATTACCTTTTGGATTTTCACCAGTTGATCCGTTAGAAACACAAAGATAAACTTTGAAATCTGAGTTCATTACATAATAATTTGCACCATATAATCGACTAGATTCTTTTATAGGACTTGGATTACTTACACTGTAATCATCCCTATAAATTTCATATCTATTTCCAGCAGTCCAGTCAATTCTTCTAATAATTCTTCTGATATTAGCAGAAGAAATTTTCTTACCATACATCATAGTGTCGCCAACATGAGCATGTCTAGAAAAATTATCTACAGGATCTGGTGTATTTGTATTCCAATTTGTATCTCTTCCAAACCCAACAACAGTTGGATTGGGTAGTCCAATGAAAACGTAATAAGAATTGTTATCAGACTCTACTGATTCTACAAAGTTATTCGCATTCAGAATTCTAAACTGATCAGTAACAATTGCCGACATTTTTATTAACTAAGACTTTTTTTCTTTATTTATAGTCGTTATTATTGATTAACTTATTTGAATCCTAATAGCACCAGTATTCCTCAAACCTTTTAAAGAAGATCTAGCATAACTTCTTCTTTGAATTGTTGGGAATGTGCTTAATCCAGAGTCAACAGTTAATCCAGTAACACCTATAGAGATTGGTGATTCTGCTCTAGTAGCATTATATAATCTACCCCATGATATCTTTCCATAAGTGGTAGTTAAACCAATATTGGTTGGTTCGTCTATATTAACTCCACCAGCGTCATGGAATCCAGTAGCAGCTAATCCAGTAATAACATCATTTGTATTTTTTATGTTACAAACAATCTCACCATTTTCACCAGATGTATATGCAATTTCAGAAACCTTATAGATGTTATCCATAAATCCTGATCCAATTGCAATAATTTCATTGTCATTCTTATCAACAGATGTAGTTGGATCTCCACCTATACCAGCAATGAATCTATTATTATTTGGTTGAATCGATCCATCATTGAATGGTAAGTATTCAGCATCAGTTTTTGCTCCACCAACAGTAAATGGTGTATCTGAAATATAAACATAATGTCCTGCCTTCAAGTCAGTTGTTGGTTTATCTGCACGGAAAGCAAATCTTAATGCCAATGGATGACCATTTGTTCCTGCTGATGTGGAGATACCAGTAATGATACCAGCAAATCCTTGTACATTCTTTATCTCCAATATCTTTTCAGATCCATAATATGCATCTGGTATTACAACTTGTGGAGGATTGGAATGAGTATAACCTAAACCAATATTTGTTATGTTATATCCAGCGATTTGTCCACCTGTTACTGTAGCATTTGCTTCTGCAAAAGTTGAAACTCCAATAACTGCATACTTATCTCTTTCAGTAGTTCCAATACCAACTCCAACTGGAGCAGCAATTGATAATGTAATAGCAGCACCAACATATCCACTACCTGGTTCGTTGATTACTAATGACTCAATATCACCCTTATTACTTACTATTGCAGTAATTGCAGCACCCACAAAGTTGGCAGGTGGTAGTAATAATGCGTCAACAGATTCAATAGAAACTCCATATCTATCTTCTACTTTAAGATGTAGTGGTGCTTCTTCATAGAAAAATGCTTCTGCATCATCTACAAAAATTCCATCAATTTCTGATGTAGTAGATCCTGTAGTAGATCCTACACTTGCAATAATTTTTGCTGTTGGATAAATTTGGGGTTCTAATTGTTCTCTTGCCTTTGAAATTAAATCACCTTTAATCCAGAAATCAGTTTTTTGCTTAGTCCAATCTAGAGGTTTAGCATAGAATTCTGTTATTCCAATACCAGTATAAACTGTTGTTTCAACTAAGTCAGATCCTAATATAGATTTAACTGGTCTATCTTTTTCTTGAGTTTCTGTAAATGGTTGTACATTTGGATCTAAGAAATCTGGATGCTTAATAATATGAATATCATCTCCAATTTTTATAGTTTCATTTACATCAACTATCTCAATATCAACTCCCTCTTCTCCCTTATAGAAGAATACATCAACCTTATCACTTGCCATTGGTGCTTCAGTGAAGGTAAATGTAGTTCCACCTTCAAATTGATATGAAACATTAGGTGTCTGTAAAACTCCATTTACGAATATCAACAATACTGCATTCAAATCTATCTGATCTGATAGTGCAGATTCTTCATCAATCTCAAATGATAGTAATTGACCATTGAAGAATAATGGGAATCTTCTTCTAGATCCAGTCTGCATTAATTCAATACTATCGATAAAGTCTAATTCACCAAATTGCCAAGCAGAGAAGAAATCACTAAATGTTTCTACAACTTCAAGTTCAAACTCTTGTATTGGTTTTTGTAATCTCTTATCAATAACCAATCCTTGTGGTTTAAACTTATCACCAATTTTAAACGAATGTCCTGGTCTTGCAATTTCAAATTCTGAAATTTCAAACATACTTCTAGCAATACCAACACTAGTTCTAGCAGCACCAACTGCCATATTCATAAGAAGATTATTACCAGTATCTGTAGTCTTACCTACACCTAATCTAGAAATACCTACAATAGGAACATTTTCATAAATTGGATCTGGAAATTCAATTTCTGGGTTAACATACTTTCCACCAGGATCTTTAATAACTAAATCTAACGCACCGCCTGTTCCTGCAGGTGATTTTCCTACCATTATCCTGAAGGTATCAGCAGTTGCTTTTCCTACTGGTAATGATACACCAAACGCAGGGTCAGTTGTTCTTGGATATGAGTGTAAAGTCTGATGTAAATCATGCTCACAAGTAAACACTAATGAATTTGAAGCAATCGTGACAGTTTCATTAGATTTCTGAATACATCCATTTATTGCTGGTTGTATAAAGGTATGTGGATATTTTTCTGATGATGGATTTGGATTTACATTAACTGTAAATTCATTAAGTGAAGCATTTGTAATGAATAACCATCTTCCACTAGCATAATCAGTAGGTCTTGGATAATGATGTCTAGTTACATTTCCATCTTTAGTACAAGTGAATGTTAATGAATTATCTTCAATAAGAATTGTATCAAACTGAGCGAATCCATGATTATCTTTAGTAATTGTTAGATCACCTGTTATTTCATTATATGAAACATTTGAAGGTGTCATTGTAGTTGCACCACCAACACCGTGACTAGTTTTTATTACTGTTAATTCACCAGTTGCTGGATTATACTTAGCATTAGTTGGTGTTAAAACACCACCAGAACCTATAGTAAAACTACCTGCACTAGAACTTACAAATTTATGTTTATTTGTAGCAACTTTAGCCTCAACTATAGCTCCTCTACCACCTCCACCACCAGTACCAACATTAACAGTGAAACTATTATTAGCAATTCTCTCAACACCTAATGTTTGTCCTGATGCTGGATCAGTTGTTCTTGGATAAGTATGAGGGCTTCTATGACTATCTCTAGAACAAGTAAATGTTAGTGAATTATCTACAATAGTAACTGTATTAGATGCCTTTAAAATGCCTCCTGGTACCACTGAATCGAACTGATGGGTATAATTTCCACCTGTGCTTATACAATTCGGCACAGCACTGACAAATGTGTGACGAGCAGTGTTTGTAGAGGGTTGAACTGATAATACTTGTACAGTAATAGTAGTATCTGTTACAGATTCAATCTTTATTGCAGTATCATTATATGGATCAGAAGATCTTGGATAAGTCTTAGTTGATGTGTTATTATCAACATCACAAGTAAATCCTAAAGAATTAGTTGCAATTTTAATACTTGTACCTGGTCTTAATGTATGTGATCCGATGTGTAATTCCATCAAACCAGTTACAGGATCATAATCAGCATCAGATGGTGTAAATGTTACTGTTGGTGATGTTCCTACATCAATTTTGAAGGTATTTGTAGTCTTATTCTGAACAGCAACCCATTTTCCACTTATTGGATCTGAAGGACGAGGATATTTGTGAACAGATCCATAATTATCCATCTCACACTTAAGTGCTATAGAATGATCCTTAATTTTAATTAAATCACCATTAACAAATGGATGACCAGCCATTGTAACTGTTATCTTACCAGTAGATGCACTATAAGTAACACTATCTGGAGTGTGTTCTGTTGCTGCCTGTAAATTATGTGTTCCGACAGTCAATACCAATTCACCGTTTTCTGAATGATAATCAACAGTTGATGGTGTGTATTGTGTTCCTGTATTTGCAGTAACTGAATCATTATCAGAACTTACAAACTTATGATGATATAGTATATCAGTAACTCCAATAGCAACTGGTTCACGATAACCAGATCCCATAGTTAAATCATTCCAGAATTCATATGCCCATCCACCACCATGATAGATATGTGCTATGGAGGTTAATCCAACTTTTACTTCAAAACTTCTTTCAGATACAATACCAACTAATTGTAATGCTCTTTCTTTATCTTTTGCATTCAATCTTTCATCTTGGAAGAATGAAGTTGTAACTCCAACATAATTTAAAGAACGAATACAATCAGGAGATGCACCTACAAAAGTATGAGTATCAGTATTAGTTGGTGATATTCCTAGTAAAACATTAACAGTAAATGTATCAGCATCTACAACAGTAACAGTTAGATACTTATCATAAGCAGGATCAGTAGTCCTTGGATAAGAATCATTACCACCACTACCATAAGTACAACTAAAGGTTAATCCTTCTTTATCAATCTTGATTGAATCTCCAGTTGTAAGATTATGGTCGACAATCTTAATTGTTAGAAGTCCTGTTGCAGGATTATATGATGTACCTGTAGTTGGTGTACCAACAACATAAGTCGGACACTTGAATTCTAATCCCTTTAACTTAACAGTATTGGGAGATCCTAAACTAAATCCGTGTACTTTATTAGTAGTAACTGTAATAATACCAGTTGTATTATCGTATGCAGCAGTTTGAATACCAATAGTAAGACCAGATGAAGTACCTAAACCAACAATACCATTAATTGACCTATTGGCAAATCTATTTGTATTTTCAAAAGATTCAACTTTAACTTTAGCACCAACTAGAGGAGCGTATCCAAGACCAGGTGTTGATCCCATAGAAACTATCAAACCACCTCTTGGAAGTTGATTCTGGTTAATATCAAACTCAGATTGCATCATTTGACCATTTTCTGAGCTAATACCAGTGAATACTACACTTGATACGCCAACATTAGTATCCTGTTCAAACTCATAGTTATTTCCAGCATTATTAACTGTTAATGGTGTCTGGAATACTCCATTGATGAATAGAATTCCATTACCAATACCAACACCAGTTTCTGTGTTAGCACCACCAACTGTCATAGTATATGTTCTTCCTATTCCAGTAAAATTATCTGAAATATCATCAAATACCATATTGGTTGTATAATTTTGTCTTAGGAAGGTTCTTCCACTAAATTCTGCTCTTACATATGGAAGATTAGTTTCATTCCTTCTTTCTCTAGTATTTCCTTTTGGTGGATCTAAGAACCAAGCAGTACTATCAACAATATTAAATGATCCCCTATGAACTCTAGCAGCAGCACCATCTGCGTGTTCTGTTGCTCCAATACCTAAAGATCCTCTTCTTACTTTAACAACAGGTAGAGTACATATTCCAAGAGCAACATCTTCTGCTTTATTGATAATTCCTTCAGGAAGACTTGAGAATCCAATTTGCTCAACCTTCATATATTCTGGTCCAATCTTCAACACATCTCTAGGTTGAACAGAACTTATTCCACTAAGAACAAATTGTGAATTTCCAATACCAATACCACCCTCTTGATCAATATTATGTTCAATTGCAGTAAATGTAATTGGTTGCTGTACAATTCCATCTAAACCAATAACTGTTTTAGATAACTTCTTAGTCATCTCAAACTTATGAGCATTACCTTCACCAACTCCAGTTATTTTAACAGGAAGACCTGAAGTGATATATTCTTTTTGAGTATAGAGTTCTATATTATTAGAATCAATTGCCTTAACAAATAATGTAGAAGGTAGTATATCAGTAACAACACCAACATTATTAGCAGTTGAACCAATTGAAACTGCAGTAGATCCAATACCTACAAAAGTAGATCCTGGAATATACTTAATCTCTTCATTATTGTTAAAGAAATGATTGGGTATATTAAATCCAGTTTGTTCTAATACTAAATCTGCAGGATTGAATATCTTACTATAAATTGGAGTTCCTTCAAATGTTAAATCAAAATTAACTTTGTTTGCTCTAGTTCCATTTACACCATCATATGCAGATAAGATTATACTCTTCTCTAAAGGTCCATATTTTAAGGATAATGGTTCATTTGCAAAATCATTAATAGTATTAAGAACTTCATTGTATGCCTGAACTTCAATTAGAGTTGTTTGTGAAGTATCTGGATAGAAATTAAGTTCATTATAGTCACCAACAGTAACTGTTCCAAATGTACCCAAACCACTGCTAGTAGCACCTGTAAATGGATATTGAATAGTTGTTGTATCAGAACCATCTTGAATAGAAACAATCTGGTGCATAGCAGAACCACCAGTTTCGTTAGATACCCTAACAAATGATTTAACTGCAGAATCAATATCTTTATGTGTTCTAGTAACCAATATTGGAGTAGAAGTTCCAGTATCATATGTTGATTCTAA